GCTTCTCCAGGTCCATCTTCTGTTCGCCCATTTGCTGCTGCTGCTGCATGGCCTGTTGCGTTTCCTCCGGCCTTCCCAGCAATGCTTCGATGTTCGGGACGCCAATCCTCTCAAGCACGAATCGGTCGAGGTTGTACCGTCGCATCAAGCTTGCCTGAATAATGGGGGAATCTTTTAACAGGTTATAAGAACCTAACGCTTCGTCTACGGATGCCTGCTTATCGAGCGGGTCGGACGTACCGCTTACGTCCATCTTGTACGGCTTCGCTAATAGCTCAGGCGTAATAGGCATACCGAATGGGTCGGGCTCCCACGGGTACTGCAGCTTGAGCTTCCGCACGAACTCCAGCACCGAGCGTGACGCTAACCGTAGCAGCATGGCAATCTGGTTCGCTCGCACGCTCCCCGATGCTGAAGATATTTTAACCTCAGTTGCGGACTTGCGGCCAGCGTTTGTGCCACCTGTCATCGGAGCATTTAACCCAGCGATCGTATCGGCGTCATTCCGCACCATAGACTCTTGCTGGAAGGTGGGCAATGGAATATCGGGCATCTGCGGGTAGTAGAAGGCGTCTTTAAGCGAGCCTGAAGCGTTGGCTACCGACCAGAGCTTACCAAGTCCCCATTGCATCCCCTTATCTTCAATCTCTACCATCCGGTCCATGATAAGTGGGACGAGCATCCGGGTGTCTATCGCGTCGTTACGTTGATTCCATTGTAAGTTAGCTTCAGCGTTGAAGGGTCCGAGCCGTTCGGCAAGGCTGAAACCGTAAAATTCGTCAGGTCTAGGGAAAGGCGAGAAATCAAAGAACGGTCGAGTAGGAGAAATGTATTCGTCGGGCACCACTCCGAGGAGATAACCGGATTGGTCATGGAGCCACATGACGTTTTCTTCTGGGATTCCGTCTCCATCTAAATCGTATTGCCTCGTATGGATGCGCCAAACCTTAATCGGACCTCGGTTGGCGAAGTATTCTGAAGTAGTCGTCCCCTGCCCCATCCCAATATCCAACTGGTTGCCAACGGCCTTGTCGTAGTGCCGCTGCCAATCGGAAGCCACATCCGTAATGCCCTCGGGCACATAGGATAACGCTTTATCGACCCACTCCTGTACGAGTAGGCCATCCTCCACCATTGCGTCTAAGTCGTACTCCGTGAGCCACAGGACACGGCCAACGCCTAACGCATCACGGATACTGCGGGACTCGTCCGGGATAAGGATGAAGTCCTTGAGCTTCACGACATTCAAGAGCACATCGTTGTACTCCACAACGTCCTTCTCCACGTTGTGCGTCTCCTGAACCATATCGTCCCCATCCATCACCGGCATACCGTCATCGTCCGTCTTCGGCATCGTCACGCCGTAACGGGTCAGCTTGGTCCGCTTGCTCCACATCACTTCCATGATGGCCGTGCCATCACGCAAAGATAGGTGCAGCCAGTTGAGGTGCTGTTCGAACCAGGTGGGGCAGACCGGACGCTGCTTACGGAACTCGTTGTTCCAGTAGGACTGGGCGATGTAGGCGCTCTCGGAGGCGTCAGGTGTTAGACCCGTAACGATGTAGAACTCCGGGACGAAGCAAATAGAGGCTACCTGGTCCCGTAGGGCTTCGATCTTGGATGGGGTGAGCGGAATGAACAGGTCGGAGGAGTCAACGTAGGGGGTGTCTTTCCCCCCGGTCTGCATATCGCACAGGTTGTACCAAAGCTCTAGGTTGTTTTCGAGTGCCCACCGAGCGTTGATGGAGGTCTGCATGACCTGCCACACATCATTTGCCAGGATGGTCCACTTTTCGGGCGGGATGGCATTACGGCCACCGCCCACGGCTATGTCAGCCGTAGGGTAGTGTGTAACCTTGGCTTTTAGATGCTTCTTCCTTGGCAAAATGTACCCTTAACGGTAACCTATTGCCCTACTTAGAAAAGCCGTATTTGATGGTTTCGCCCGCGCCAAACGGGTTCTTCTGGTCCGTCTCAGCCGTCTTGCCGCCCTTGTGACCCTTAGCAGCCTTCACGGGAATCATCTTCTTGAAGTTGGCTGAGGTCTTGCCGGTGAGCTTGGCTTTGCTGCCCTTCGCAGCTCCGCCCTTGGCGGGGTGGGCCTTCACCTTCGGCATCCCCTTCATGGGGTGGGTAGCGGTCTTTTTGTAAGCCGCACCCTTAGACATCTTGGGCTTCTTCATCATTAGCGTTTGCCTCCTGCCGACCGCATCGTGTCAATGACCTTCTGCGATGGCGATTGTTTGGACTTCTCGGGGCCTTTCCCGATGTGCATGGACGCATAGAGCGAGGGGGTAGCCCCCGTCTCGCTGGACTTGCCAGGACCGGCTCCGGCCTTCATCGAGGTGATGAGGGATGGAAGCGGGGAGGTAGCGGTCGTTTTCACGCCCAGGTTCTTTAGTTTTTGAATGGCCATGTGGTCACTTTAGCACAGGCTTCTTCTCAGGGGAAGGTGGACGGGTATTCCTCCCAGCCCAGGTGCCCTTGGAGATATTCCCGTGGTTCACCTTGGATGGGTCGGTGATACCGTGGTACTGGTCCCACCCCATCGTAACCTCTTTACCGGTCTTTTGGTCTAAGAAGGTCATGGCGTATGGGTCTTTCTCTAGCCCCTCCTCGGCCTTGCGCTTCGTAATCTCCTTGGCATCGGGGACGTACTTCATCAGCACGTGACGGCTCATGGCCCAGGAGTCAATAACGTCATCCCTAACCAGCGACGGCCACAGGTCCATCTGCCTGACTAGTTCGTTGCAGAAGCCCTTGCGAATCCAGACGTAGCCCTTGCTGACGTAGGGCTCCATCGCGTTAATGCGCGACGGCTTCGACCGCTTGCCCCTCGGCTCGTCCTGCAATGGCGAGTAGCCCCGCACCACCGTCCGAAGGCTATTCCTCTCCACGAAGCCACCGATACGGGATACCAGGCCAGCGTCTCCACCAGAGGACTCAATGATGAGTACGTCCGGTTCGTACTTCAGGAGCAGGTCGAAGATAACGTGGTCGGCATTGGAAGGCAGGTCGATTAGTTCCCTACTCTCCAGAACCATGAAGTTGCGGTTGGCATCCCAGCCCACCACGGATATGCCGTAGGCGTCTGAGCTTACGTTTCCGGTTTGCGCGGGGTCTACAATCATCGCAACGTACAGGTCCAGTTCTTCCCCAGCGTACTCCGGGTCGATCAGTTTGATGGACTTGTACGGCTGGGCGGTGTACTCGCAATCGAACCACTTGAGGTCGTTCATCTTAAACGGTTTCGCTCGCGGGTCTACCATCCGGTTGAAGTACCAACTCTCGAAGTATCGCGACTCCAGGGCTGGGTCGTTTCGCTGGCTTTCGATAAACTCTTGACTTATCCGGGAGGGGAAGAATAGCTCCTGTTCGCCGGTAGCCGGGTTAGCAACGTAGACCGTCCGAATGTACTCGTCGTAGGCTCGTTTGACTTCGGCTTCATCGCATTGCTTGTTGATGTCGATAATCTTCTGGTAGCAGTCGATTGCGCTCCAGCGCGTCCCCGTAACGAGGCTCCAGCCCCACGGTGGGAGCAGGCCGTAGACGGACTGCATGATGCGCCAGGCTTTATCCATGAGTTGTGGTGAGTCGCAGTTTTGTTCGGTTACTACGTCATCCATGAAGGCTCCGTCTGGGTGGAAGCCTGCCGTCTGGCCGTCTGTGCCGATGGTCATAACGCTCGGGTCTCGGTCGCCTGGTGCTATCTTTCGCGTGCCGATAACGATAGCGTCCTCGTCCCACTTGTTCGTTCCTTGGCTCAAGTCTCCGAAGTTGTCGATGATGACCTGGTTGTAGGTGAGGTGCCCCTTCACTTCTCGCAGCATCTGCTGGCTCGTCTCGCGGGTAGACCGATACAGCAGCAGCTTGATTTGCGGCCATTTCAAGAGCAAGAAGATGATGCGGGCGATAACGAGAGAGGTCTTGAATGAGCCACGGGGGGCGAGGTAGAGCTTCTTCTGCTGGGTTCTTCGGGATTCGTCTAGTCCCGTGAACTCCATCTCGTCGCACATCTCGTCGTGCGGCTGATGCGAGAAGGGGAAGATGAGGCGTGTTTCTTGGCAGAACCGCTTGAAGTCCTCAAGCATCCAGCGTCCGTGGTCCGTGGTGATATGCTCAACGGGCTTCTGCCGAGCGGACTTAGCGCGAGGCACTACGCCCCGCTAGTTGCTTGTCGCAGTAACCGTCTTGGTTGAAGTGGGGCAGCCACAGCGCGAGGAGGAAGTTCGGCGGGCTGCTCCACATTTTTACTGGTCGCAAGCCGCTTCGCTCGTTCAGCTTTGCGGTCAGCGTATCGGTTTAGCTCCTCCATGAACGCCCGCTCCGGTAGCTCCAGCGACCGAGCGATGAAGCCTTCAGGGGGCGTGTAGTACAACGTCACCCGACCAATGAAAGGGTGGTTTTCGCGGATGGCTACTATGCCCCTCTCGCGAAGTTGGAACTCACTCACCCGGAACCCATGTATCTGTTGGGCCGTAGTAAATTGGCAATGGAATTGGGCCATCATAACACATCATAATAAACCAAGACTCTAACCACCCCGAGTAACTCAAGCGCGAACCATCACCCCGTCAGGGAGGGATGCCAATGGGTCGGTGATGGGCGTGTTCTCAAAGTATTCAACCAGGTATTGGTTGAGCGTACCCTTCAAGTCATCTCCGACCTTATCGGAATCCGAGACGAGAAGCCTAGTGGCTATCTCCGCCTTGTTCGAGCCTACTTGCAGGTCTTGCGCCCGCATAGCCACAGCGGCCTGCTTGTCCTGAGCGCGTTCGGTTAGCTCTTTGGTCATCTGCGTGGTGGCGATGTCCGGGACAGAGCGTAAGTTTCCGTTCATTTTCTTCCGATAGACCTCTTCATCCGGTGTGCGTCCTTGTTGGATTTCTTCTTGAAGGCAGCGATGGCGGAACCCTTCTTATCAGGCATCTTTTTCTCGGGGACCTTCGCGCCCTTCTTGCGCGCTTCGCTAAGTCCGATCGCGATGGCTTGCTTAGGGTTCGTGACCTTTTTACCGGTCTTGGAGCCCGAATGTAGCTTGCCCTTCTTCATGGCGGTCATCTCGGTGCGAACGGAGCGCTGGGATTCTTTCTCTCCCTTGCGTTTCTTCAACTCAGGCATTATAACCCCCAGACATTTGTACGTTCTGTTCTGCGTACATGGTATTCCCCTGAAGTGGCTGGTTTCCATAGTAAGTGATGGTGTACGGGAACCACGGTTGGGGGTTGAATGGGTAAGCGTTGCTTCTACCGCAGGATTGGCAGTATCCACAATGGGGGCACTTGGTGGGCATTAGTTTCTGTCTCCTTTGGGTTCCTCGAACTCTGAGGGGTCAATCTCCATTGGCGATGTCGTCAAGGTAGGCGTTCTCCTCATGGGCATCGGCTATAGCCTCCTCCAGCGCATCTTCGGGAGGCTCGTAGCACATGGAGGGTTAGCCTCCGGGGAACTGGTTATTTTCGCAGAGTTGGCCGCGAAGGTAGAGCGGCTTGCCGTTGAGCGTGCCGACTTGCACGATTGGAGTAGTCGCTACTCCGCCAGCTTCTAGGATGGCTTCGCTGGTTTCATAGAGTACGAACAGGCTGCCAAGGAAGGCAAAGATTTTTCCGAAGTTCATGGTGTGGTCCCTTTCTGTGGGGCTACGATTGGGGTGGTTGAAGTTGTAGTGACGTTGGATGCGAGTACCGGGGTACTGGCGTTCACGACGTTCGTACCCTGTGGGACGATTATAGCATTAGCTCCAATAGCTTCGGTTGGGGCTCCGGTCTT